ACCTTGGTTGTCGCGTTCAGCAGTAGCTAGCGTAGCAATCTCTAGTATTTCTCTCAAGTAACTAACAGTTTGTTCTTTTGGATCGCTATTGAAAGAGTAAGTAGTGCCTTGCATTCGCTCTAGGTATTCAACTTTTGACTTCAAATTCGCATATTGTACTTCAAGCCACGCTTCTCTTGGGCTGACATTGTACATGAGTAAACTCCTAACGGGTAAAATAATACTCGTTAAATGACTTATTGGGTATTTGGTGCCAGCTCTAGGTATCGATCCTAGTGGGCTTTTGACAACAGATTTACAGTCTGCCCTCGCTCCTTACGAGTCTACGCTGGCATGGTGCTACAAGTAGGAATCGAACCCACGACCACCTACTTACAAGGAAGGTGCTCTACCAACTGAGCTATTGTAGCGTGTGATTTGCGCCTTAGGAATAAAAGACCCGGAATGGCGTCCGGGTCAGCGGTTTATCGTAACCGAGAACGATCCTAAGGTAAGATACCTTATCTTTAGGAACCAGCTCGACTACTCGTTTGCAAGTAGCCAACTGTTGGAGATTACTTTGAACGAGTTGTAATGATTTGAACGGAGGTTCTGTCGGTGAAAAACAAAGCCTTCACGTTCAGTAGCATTGCAGAGCAGGCTATTACCTTCCGCCGTCCGCAGCAGGGTGCTTAGATGCTCCGGCAGGGAGTCAATCGTAGCAATAATAGGGGCGAACGGGATTTGGAGACTTTTTTCAGCAAACCAGATAGCGGTACCGACAGGCTCGTACATTTGGTTTGTGATGTTGTACACAGCGAAGACATAGAACATGTGCTCAGTCAGATTGTAAGGATTCCCTTGGATACCAGGGCCAATGAGTTCGCCTTGGATGGCGATATCTTCACCGACTTCCGCAACAAATTTCCTCAGCTTATTCTCAAGATCGAGCTTACGGGCCGTCTTCCAGAAAGAGTTTGTTTCATCTTCTTTCAAATCAATATTCCTAGAGCAAACGCCGAACTCACCATCTTTTAGATAGACAGTCATAGAGCTACCGTCAAGCTTTTCTGTGATTACCCAACTATCCCGCTTATCTCCCTCATCGAAGTATTTCCAGCAGTTCTGGATCCTTTCTTGGTCGGTCTTAACAAGGAAAGAAGGGAAACTACCTTTGCAGATTCCGGCAAGAGCAGTTGGAATTTCCTTTTCCCATTTAAAGACTCCAAGTTCAGAAGACACGTCTACGCCCTCTTCAGCAGGTGCGATTAGGGTAGTTATCGGCAGCAGCAAACCCTGGCTTAGAACACCCTTCATCCTGACAGTCTTAAGCCGGTTCCCTGGGATACCTTTATACTCCTTCGGTGTTTTCCCTTTAGTAAGGAACGGAGCGATAGCATGCGGTACCCACGAATCAATTTCGACGTATACAGCGCGATCACCTGGATTGTATTCGCCCTTCTGGACGATCACCTGCCAGCCGTCAACAACGGCCAGTTCAATACGGTCAGCGCCTTCAATTGGTTTCAATTCGGAAACAGTACGGATAGTAGCAAGTTTACGTTCGGTCATGTTAAGTACCTTTCTCTAGGTCAAATCAACATTCGATAAGCTTCGGTTTTACGGGCAAGATCCTGTAGCAAGCTAACTAACGAGCTTCTATGCGTATATACTGCTTTGATCTCAATGTTAGGGTCTTTTCCTGTTGTATTGTGAGCAAGGAATCGGAGTAGATCCTCTGCGGAATTTACTACATCTTCGGCTACTATTTCTTTCATTGTTGCCATATTAGATTGAGCATCCGCCAGCCGTACAGGCCAGCATTTGCGCCCCTTCAACATTGTCTTGGATTTCAATGAAGCGATCCCAAGAAATGTTAGGCATCTTGCTGGCGAGCTCATTGTACTGCTCTTCAGTGATATCCTCGTAGGGCGCTTGCACGTACGTACCACCGTCATGCGGAAGGAACGCAATGCCAGTGCATTCATCGAAGTGTTTCCAAACCCATGCACCAACTTCAGGCCACTCGTCTTCTTTGATGTAGACAGTGATCGAGGGTTTATGCTCGCAGTACTCGCGCTGGAAGTCAAGCCAGATTTCCAGATGCTCAATGGCCGAGATATCATGGCGAGTAATGCCACTCATCTTCATCGGGAACGAAAAGATCATAGTCGATTGCGGCGCATTAACGTCAGGCTCGTGCGGGATACCTTCTGCAATGAGGAACTGAGTCAGAGGATCTTTCATATCCTGGCGAACACGACGGATGTAGAAGTCATTATGGGCAGGATGAATGCCGCTCTCGGTAAGTGTCAACTGCGAGACAGTGCCTTCGGGTTTAATGCAGGTGATGGCCGTGCTTTCCGGAATACCCAGACGCTCAGCCCAAATTTTATTCGTCTTGCGCGCTACTTCGCGCAGATGACGCAGAGTACGTTTTCGGGTTTCACGATCACCAGTGAACAGCGTATTGCTGAACACACCAGTCATAGACACACCAAGCAGACGCTCTTCTTCGGTTGTGTGACGCCAGACATCTCGAAGGTACGGAAACTTAGTCAGCCGCGATTGCATGGTACCAATAATAGTTGCCAGCCGAATCTTTTCTTCAAGATCAAAGATGTTGTCGTCAGGACGAACAACGATAGTAGAAAGATTGCAGAACTGATACGGTTTAAGAATGATCTCGGAGCACGGGTTTGTGCCATACTCTGCACTAGGATCTCGCCGGCTCCATTTGGATGCTTGCTTTTGAGAAGCTTCTCGATTGAAGATACCGCGTTCACCACTGTGGCTGTTATAGATATTCAGCCATTCTTGCATGAACTCTCCGATAGACGGGCGGTGATTATACACAGCAGAATTATTAGCAAGAGCTCGTTCCGAATGGTTCGTCCACCACTGACCCGTTTTAGCGTTAGCATGCTCATAATCGTGCAGATCACCAAGGCTGATCATTGCCGATCTGCGGACGCCGCCAACGACAACGACTTCACCGATCTTACACATGATGTCATGTGCTTCGAGCGGAGTGAGTTTACGACCTGCTGCTCCTTTGAATTTGTCGACGGTGTACTTGAAGAGTCGAACGAGGGGATCGGGTCCAGAAGCGCGCCCTCCAAAGGTTTTGAGTGGAGCACCTGCTGGACGTACGGCTGACACGTCCCAAGAGAAGCACATTCCAGTGAAAAGACCTGCGATAAGTTCTCTATAGGCATGACACCATCCTTCTTTGCTATCTTCAACTTTGATAACAATTTCGGGAAGATCTTTAATTGTTGCGGGAATTGCAGCAAGTTTATTTGTGTATTTACTTTCAACAGAGAAGCCAACACCGGTACCGCACAGCAGGATATACATTGCTTCGTCGAAACAACGCCAGTCATCGATGGGAAGATAGCTGCAGTTGTAGGCTGCGACATGGGTCCGGTCCAGAGCTTCTCCGGCAGTCATCACCGTCCGCATCGACCCGAGGACAGCAAGCGCTTTCATTGCTTCCGAGAGCTCATCCCAAAGCTGACTAGTGGAAATGATTTCAGGATTTTCTTTCTTAAAGAATTCGATCCAACGATCGACAGTTTCTGGCCAATGCTCTCGCCGAAACTCATTAGGGAGGTAACGGCTGTAACGACTCTTGGCGATAAATTCTTGGTAACTATTCATGCTATTTTTCTTCCTTGTGTTGCAGATTACGGGATAGGCTTTAGGCACCGGCTTCAGCAGAAGAAGTATTCGCTCTGGTACACATCCTTGATATTTAAATCGCCAAGCTCTGGTTGAAGAGTCTCAAACGTTTCTGAGAAGAGCATGACAACACCTTGAATGTAGTCGAAGAAGTTCTCAACATCGTACTGCGCAACGAATGTTGACTTAGTAGCTTCTTGAAGAAGGCTTACGTTGGAAGCATGTGACGCGAAGCTATCATGCACTGCAGCGAAGGTACCCTCGAAGGTATTAATCGTGTTCGCCATATGAGCGGCGTCCATACTGTGGACGAAGTTCGGAGAGATGCCTGAAGCAAACGAACGACGACAAGGGACTTTATCTTTCTTATCTTTAGTCAGGACATCGACGCGGACAACGTGCATGACGCGACCGTCTTTGTTTCCTTTGATTCCCTTAATAGTACCTCTCTGTTTGCGCTCATGTTGTAGGTACGCTTTGTAAACGACTGGGAAACCACTCGGCGTAGTCCATGTGAGGTATTTACGACCTTTGTTAAGCTCGTGTTCGGCAATCTTTTGTAGGAACTTAGTTGTCTTCAACGGCCCAGCGCAGACCTGATTGATCGCTTTAATCAGGTTCCCGGCAAGGTAGTCACAATCTTTCTCGCTGATGTTGTACTTGACAGTGAAGCCTTCAACATGGCAGTCATCGTACATGTTCTTAGCGATCCTTGTCTTGCCAGCACTGTAAGCTCGCGTCATGGAGCCTCGTTTAGCGATACCTTTTCGGATATTCTTCATTGGGATACTACGTTCTTTGAACCAGTCCGGCATCAGCTTGACCAGATCTTTTGCGACAGCAACGTAGAAGTCTTGCTGAAGCTCCGAAGGAGTTAGACTGACCAAGGCACCCGCTTGTTTGTCTTTCGACATTGCAGCCAGATGTTGCCAACCGTTATTGCTTCCATCAATGGGGACAGGAAGACTGCTGCAGTACGAGCCTTGCGCAAGGAAATGATTGCGGAGTTCATGGCATACGGCAAGAAGAGCGTATGGCTTTTCAGCATCTTCGACGACAAGATTCTGAGCAGCAACTTCTCGGAGGAAGAGGATATTACGTTCAGCCCATAGCACACGATCGTCAATTGACATCTTGTCTAGAGAAATTGTATCGAGACCTTCTTTCTTGAGATGAGCCGTGTAATCAGTTGTCCATTGTGTTTTCTTCAGTTCTTTTAGCGTGAAACTTTTGTTGTAGCTGTTGGCAGCATGGATCAGGAGCCAACGATAACCGTCTTCCGTGACAAGCTTTTCTTCATCAAAGAGGAACAACGATCGCGCCATATCGCTACCTTGATACTCCAAGAAGGGCTCTTGGTAGTATACCCGACCGCGATAGTCGCATGAGATCTCTTGGTAGAACACTCCACCAGCTTCTTTTACCATTGAAGCTTTTTCGACGATCTGTTGGTACTCGAACAGCTTGCTCATCATTCTTTGGAGCTTCGCATCTTTATGTCCCAAGAAAGGAGTACCGTCAAAGTGCTTTAATCCTTGGGCGAACTCTTGCTTGCCTGAAAGGAGATCATACTCTCGTACAACTCCGTCGTTATCGGCAAGTCGGAGCTTGCTTTCAGGCGGATTGGCCCGTAGAGCTTCAAATACGGGGATATTGAGTTTCCACCCTTGAGCTCGAAGCTTGTTGAGAGCCCGCACGAATGGTGCGGATAGGTGCTTGTGGAATAGTTTGGCATCGGTCCAACCCTTGATGAAGGGCTCTTTTGTGAGAGATGACCGTAGACCCCGAATCGGTTCCAGAGGAACAAAACTAGTACCAAGCAACACAGGACGAATAGCATCAACGTCTCCTATGATACGAACCATATATGGCGCACGACGCCCTTCATATTCACGGTAGATATCAATCAGATCCGCTTGAAGGAACGTTTCCATCATGAGGTCGCCCAGAGCGAGAGTGCTCTTGATGTTAGTTTCATCAGCACCAATATCGCGGGCAAGACGCTTACCAATGAGGTCACTAGCAAAAGTCAGCTTGACAGATGCGCTATAGCTGGACTGTTTATTACGGACACAATATTTGAGAAGGGTATTCCATGCTTCTCCTACAAAGCGATCTAGGTGATCCTCCCAATCCGGGAACGAGGCAATAAGCCTTGCTCCCTCGTTGAATACTTTATCTGAATCAGGAACTACCTTACTAACCTTGGCGGTCAGATACTCGACGAGTCCCATTACATCCCCTGTAGTTAGGCGTTTTCGAACTCAACAACACCATTGAATTTCAGTCGTTGAGTCTTTGGATTATACACAGAGCTACCTGCATTACCCGTATTACCAGTGAATCGACACTTCAACACACGGAACTTGATTGTATTACGCTCGGTAACATCTTCAGCAATCATATTGCGCGCGAATCCGATGATGTCGAAGCTGATCTGCTTAATCGAGCCAGATCCTTTGATGTCATCCATAGAGGGAAGATGACCTTCTTCAAACGGCTTCTGATTATTGGCCGTTTTGCGGAGGTGGCTGATGACACCAAGCCACACATCATGTTTCTTCACGATCTTCAGAAGAGCAGACATGACCGAATCGATTGCTTCGTTACCTGTCTTGCCGTCAGCACCTTCTGATACAGCAATAGTGATGTGATCAAGGACAATGTACTTGCAACCGAGAAGAGCTAGATGCTCGATCTTATCGGTAAGACTTTCATCCGACACAGACCCTTGGTGGTCCAGCATCATAAGCCTACCATCGCCGAAGACTTCTTTCCAAGCCTTGTAGGCGTCTTCTTCGGACACGTCACCCTCAGAAAGGTTCCGCTTAAGCTTCATTCCAATGAACTTTTCAGCGGTGTCACCCACAGATTCTTCGAGCGAGACAAGACCAATGTTTGTCGTTGTCTTCTCCAACAAGTCCAGGATGATTTCTTTAATGACAGTGGATTTACCGCTGCCAGTACCCGAAGTGAACAGGGCAATTTCTCCGGTGCGCATACCTTTAGTCTTCTCGTTGATACCTTGGAGACAGTCAGGGTAAGATACCGATGCAATAGAACGACGCTTCTGGAACTCTGTCCAGACCTGCTCGCCATGCACGATACCACCGGGAACATACGCTGAGGCATTGAAGATGCAGTTCATCAGCTCATCCGCACCACGGCGGACGAGGACATCGGAGGCATCCTTTTCTGGGAGCTTTGCAACTAGTACTTTGTCGAATCCAATGATCTTTGCAGCTTCTTTTACGGCGTTTTGACCGGGCTCATCTTGGTCAAAGCACAGGACGATTTTTTCGAAGCGACGCAGGAACTCACGCTGTTCGAGTAGAATATTCGTAGTAGATGCTGATGGAATAGATACGACGGGGAAGAACTTTTGGTACTTCTTGTATTGAGCTTGGGCAATTGCCATTGCATCAAGTTCGCCCTCAGTAATGATCAGCTGCTTACTACCCGAGGCGACATTTTGACCGAACATCTCAAGGTCTTTACCCTTAGCGTCGCCATGAATGAAGAACGATTTAGGGAGCTGTCGCTCTTTGTAACCGACAATGGCACCTTTCTTAGTGTACGGATAGAAGTGAGACTTAATTGTCTTGTCTTCGTTGTACTGCACACGAACACCAAAGTATTCTGAGATATTTCTCCTGATTTGACGCTCTTCGAACCCACGAACTTCGAACTCTTGAATCTCTTCCACGCTGTAACGCGTAGTATTAGCTTCTTTCTTCGTTGCCATTTTCCGTTTGACCTTAGGATTGTTATCTAGGCGTTTGAAGTTCTTGCCACAGGAAAAACAATGGCCCCACTCGTCACCTTCTTTGTAAGCGAAGGCATCGCTGGAGCCACAATCGTCGCTTGGACAAGAAGTATATGTCCATTGACTCATATGTTATTTGTTCCCGTATTTCTTTTGCAGTTTAAAGAAGAGTTCTTTCTCTTCGGCTTGACGCTTTTGCCGATCCTGCTTTGCTCTTTCTTTCTTTGCCTGTGCAATTTGAGATTGCTCTTTAGCGTCTTGCGCATACTCTTCGCGACTATATTCTTGCCGGTACCTAATTCGGATATCGCCATCTTCGAAACGATCAGTCTCGATGGCAGCCATTTTATCGACTAAATGAATACGATTGAGCTCATCAATTGCATCCTTCAGATAAGTATAAGGTGCGATGCGGAACTCTTTGTGGTGACAAAGATATGTACTATCTTTTTTAGTTTTCATTGGCTCTCTCTCGCTTGAATTGTTTATTCGCTTTCCTTGTCAGACGCTCTTTAGCATTGCGAATATCCTCTCTAACTTCTGGCGAAGCAGATGGCCGATAAATGGTATCAGCGTCTGGATTATCAGGGTCAAAGTCGGTATCGTAGTGCGGAAGGAAGTAACGGTTATTCATAGAATTCAGGATTCAGAATTAGTTGAACGAGATTATTGTTGAAACTCTCTACAATGTTATTGGCATGCTCTCCGTTGTATCCCTTAGGAATCCACCGTGTAGCACCAATCTGCTTGTTAAGGAACAGCGGCTCTTCGTACTGATTAATTCGGGTCAGCACATCAAGCTTCTGCATGACGTTGTTTTCAGCATGAGACCACTGTCCTTTTGTCTGACACACCATCAAGATAGCGAAGTCGAACGCTTCTTTCCCGAATTTTTCGATTCGACGATTGACTTCCTCGCTGGAGGACGTGTACTCTTTCCAGTCGCTGGGTCCGATACGGCGGCTCTTTTTGAAGCGGTGGAAGCTTTTCTTTCCGACGTAGAATTGGTCGGTGATGATTGAGTGGATGAGATAGATGAATCCGTGGTTGTCTTCCGGGTGGAATCGTTCTCCGTTCCATTTCCAGTGTCCGTAGCTACGCATAATGTTTTCGTAAGCCTCGCTTCTCGTTTAGTAGAATACGCATTGTTCTTTTCTTGATTAGCCAGCATAGGAAGATTCTCAGTGATACCAAGCATGTATCGCTCTTCAGTGAGATTCCACTCCATCTTTTTCCAGATCTCATCTTTAGTCAGGGGGCGTAGCTCATCGAGACTTTCTCGGATAATTAGACAGTTAGCCGACATGAGGAAGCGTTCTTCCCACTCTTTACCGTGACCTTTTGGGTTACTCAACGAGTGATCACGCCACCGCTCGAGAACGCGATCGCGCATTTCATGCAAGAATTTGTTGTTGAGATCTTTACTGGCACCTACATCACCAACACCATACAGACCGGGCACATTATCGCTGGCATCACCAGTAATTAGCTGGCGCATCATAGTAACAAAGCTATCTTGCGGGCTGGTAAAGTACAGGTTATTCTTTTTGTAATTCCAATGCCAACCGGGGATCATGTTTAGATCTTTATCGATGTGGCATACGACAGGTACTTTACCGTCTTCAATGAACTGATACGCATAGATAGAGCAGTAGTCATCCGCCTCGCCACCATCCGATTTGATGAATTCATTCTGAGCGAATGTGTAGAGATCGTTGATCCTATCTTGCATTTCCGGATCAATCTTGTTCATCCGGTTTGCTTTGTACTGTGAATCGACTTGGTATCTGAAATTATTGTTTCCTTTTACGAAGACGTAAGTATCCGGAGGATGACCTAAGTTACTGATTACTTCTTCTACTTTCGTGATAAGCGCTTTCTCTGCTGCTCTACGATTAGCATGTACCCAGGTGATTGAGTAAATCAGGCTATCAACATCGACTATGGCAACATCGAATTCGCAGTTGGGGTTATCTTCTTTTTTAATCATCTTAGTGAACCTCTGCGTAGTTGTAGCCGATCTTAGCATCACCATCCATACATTCCACTCCGAACCATTTAGGTGCTTCGCGGAAGGATTCCTTCATCACAGCAGCAACTTGCTCGGCATGCTCTGGCGGACACTCTACACACATTTCATCGTGGTAGTGGAGCAGGAATTTGTACGGGATATGGCTGAGCTCTTCGCGCATCTTACGCTTGAAGTATACTGCAGCCGCTTTACAGGTGATACCTTCAGTAGTTTGCAGCAGGTAGTTCAGTACTTGATGCTTGCTCTTAGTGAAGATGATACGGCCATCGATGCCACGGATAAATGCGTAATCTTCTCCGAAGCGATCTTTAGTCATATTAAATTGGCGCTCAAGATCTTCTTTGAGCTCCTTCAATCCGGGGATTGCATTAACGAACTTAGCAATAGCTTGCTTGCCGAGTTCGGCGTCGCGACGATCGACCAATATTAGAGCAACTTTACCCGCACCAGCACCGAACAGATAAGCGTACAGGAATCGTTTAGCGCGACCTCGTTTGCTTTTTGCGTTTTCATTTCGCAGAAAGAACTCGTCTAGAATCTCTGCGTTTTTGGTGTGAACATCACCGTGGATAACTTCCTTTGTAAACTCGTCATTACCAATGAAGTGACACAGGCCGCGCATCTGATTGCCTGCGCTGTCGGCTCCGACAAGTACCCATCCTTCGCGGGGCAACAGAAGGCCACGCATTTCTTTGCCGTAAGCAACTTCAACAGATGGTAGGTTAGCAATGACTTCGTGTCGGCAACGGAAGGTAGGCGTTCCGATAGTCCACATACGGCCGTGAAGACGACCATCGTACTCGATTTCTTTAAGCCAACCTTTCAGGATGCCATGCCGGTTAGCTAGCGAGTTGTACTCACTGATGGCTTTACCGATTGCACCCAGAGGCTCAAGCGACGATTCAGTCAGCTTCGGGGACTTGTTGACGAACTTCCCGTTGATTCGCTCTGTGTTCCATTCGTCGGGTTCCCATCCCAAAGAGTAGAGCCATTGCTTAAGGACTCGATCAGAGCTAAGTTTGCCTGGAACAAATTCAACCCGGCAGTAAGGGCCATCGACGAGACGTTCTTCCAATGCGTTAACAGGATCAATTCCAAAGTACTTACAGGTACTTGCAGCATATTCACCGTTCTTCTTAATGAGTGGTACTTTGTACTCGTCTGCAGGATCTTTCTTACAGCAGACAAGACCGATTTGCGGTTCGATTTCATTCTCGATTTGCTCAAGACGAAAGCGCATTTCTTCTACAAGCTCATTAGCACGGGACTCATTGAAGTTCCAACCGTAAGTACGGATATCTGCTTCGATGACGGAGAATTCGTTCTCTACCGTCATACCTACTTTGAAGAGCTTGTTGATCTTTATGGTTGACTTGATTTCTTCAACCAGTTTTTTGTATACTTTAACGTTCAACGATACGTCACGCTCACAGTACGTCAGCATTTCTTTTGAGTACTGATCGAACTTATCGAAGTTGATTTTAGGGTAGCCTAGAGAGCCACCCCACCCTTCGAGTCCGTGCTTGTGATTGCGTTTGTACCGAGTAGTCTGCGACAGAATCCACGTATCGTAGATGATAACGTCGGGATCAGGTCGCCAATTGCAGAGCTTGTCAAGGACTACCAGGTCATAACCGGTGATGTTGTGACCAACAAGAATCTTTTGTTTGCTCAGGAATTCAAGACCTTCTTCGAGCGAGGGAAGATCTTTATCGTAGTTTGAGAACGAGCGCTTCTCACCTGTGTCAGTATCTTCGGTGCATAGACACCAAACATGCTTGACTGCAGGGTAGAAGTCGTTGCCCTCAATGTCGAATACGGTTGCCATTATTCCTCACCGGTTTCAAGGAAGTACTCGAAGATTGGGAAAGCATACTTGTGGTAGTAGAACTGTTCGAGGACTCGAGCTTCGATTTCATGCTTGTCAAAGAAGTAACGTTCGATCGGATCTTTCTTATTATGTGGGTAGACCTTCCATGTCTTTTTAGTTGCTGCTAGATTCTGCGCTACGTGAACAAATTCATGGCAGAGATTCACATGAAATACATAGTGAACGTACTCATGCATCTTCGCAATATCCTTAGTCTGCACAGAGATGAAGGGATCATCTACTTGAACAAGGATACGGCTAGGTTCCGGATTGTCATCGCCAGTATGATCCATGTCGGTGACTGCGCTGTAGTCTTTCTCTTGGACAGGTGTAATGCCGCAGATAGCTACGTGGAACTTCTTATCAGCGTAGTCTACATTGAACCGGTGACGGTAATCAGCGAGGATATAACGGAAGAGTCGCTTTACCTGTTTATCTCTATTACCAAGAAATGCGGTACTTACGGTGATGTTTGGTGGCAGCTTAGATGCTGCATCAAGGATCCTCCGGAAAGAAGGATCCCTGACATCGATGTTTGTGATATTAACTTTGCCCATTTTTGAATACCATCACCTTTGATTGGTCGTACTTAGCTAATTCTTCGATCAGGTCTTGAATGATCTCATTAGCAGAGACTACAGCCTCTTTCGCTTCCTGCAGTTGGTTGATCAGAAAGTGAATTGCCAAACCAAGGACGCAGGCTAGGACAACTAGGAGTGTTAACGGATCCATACAGATGCCTTTCTACGATGACCCCTTGTTGCGCGAGCCATTCGGTAGGCGCGTACGCATCAGCATGACCACTTCGGTAGAGATCTCGCCAAACAACTCGGGCGATACCTACTTGGTAAATCAGCTTTGCGCATTCAAAGCAAGGGCTTAGGGTTGTATAAAGTGTACTTCCAAGGGTGGAGCTCATGGATTGGGCTACTTTAGCGATAGCATTACTTTCAGCATGAAGAACGGTAGGCAAAGCTTTCCCGTCAGCATCGCGCATAATGTTGCTATCCCCGGGTACAGTTCCATTGTAAGAGAACGAGAGGATGTTACCATCTTTAACAATGACTGCGCCGACTTTTCTCTCGTGATCTTTAGATCGAAGTGAGACGTAGTCGGCGAGGCCCATGTAGAAAGAATCCCAGTGTTCTGGGCGGTTTTTAATAATCATTCGTGGTCATTTAGCCTATGGATACGGGATGCGAAGACTACTCAGACGAATCGAAGATGATCCATTTTCATTTTGCTTTAGGCTCCAGCTATTTTGTCTGCTCGACAAGTGTATGAATTAGAACGAAAAGGTTTGCAGCAGAATAACAAAGCCACATACCACCGAACCATGGTTTACCGGACATGCTGTACCCAATAGCAATCCAAATATAGAGTACTATACCGATACTAATTGGAATTACTGGGTTAGCTCCGAACAAAAGAATTTCCTTAATCGCTTCCATCTTTGTAAAAACCTTTTTGATCCAACCTATTTGATTGAGACAATCGATTGCGTTCGCAATAGTCATAAGAGGTAAGCATTTTGTCTAGAACGACGGATACGATGTTGCCAATGCGTTGTAGGTCAATGGTATCTGCTTGCGTTTTGATGGTCATGAATGCTTCCTGTGAAAGCGGCGACAGTAGTTATTTACTTCCTCAGATTGTTAGACAAGTTGTACCAATCATCGCCGGTAGCGCAACTAAGTTGGATTAGCAAGATGGTTTCAAGCTCAAGCATTTCACTCTGTGTACCGTACGCAAGGATAGTGCGGCGGAACATGTATGGCGCTGCGTTATACTCGGCAAGCAGTCGTTCATTCGAGCAAATGTAACCGTCTTCAGAATCGCCTTTATGAGTGCCGATATATTTTCGATCATCCTCTAAGTTGATCCACATGTAGATAAAGGCTTCGCGGCTTTTACCCGTTTCTTTTTTCTTGTTCTGTGTGATACAGCTATCGTAGTCAGTCAGACTGCGATCATATGCATCCCACAATTCCCAAGCGTAGCTAATGAGGTAGTTGCTTTTGTTGCTCTTCCATAGGACGATGAAAGAAGACTCACCTTCATGCGCTAAGAGAAAGTCCAGAACTTTTTTATTGTACATCCCTTTAAACGTCTGATCACCTACCTTGATTTCAATTTGTCGACGACCCTTGCTGTCGAGTACTTCATCAACCTCATCGACCGTACAGGTAAACACATCGAAGAATTTATCGGAACCTGCTACGAACTTCTTGAGTGTTTTAACGTACTGCATGATTTCCTTTAGTTGTCTAGGATGGCACGCTTAATTTGCAGCGTATTGGCATCAGTCCCTTCGACAGTGATGTAAGCGTCTTTCGGGAAGCTATTCAGATATGAGATTACAACTTCCAGATGTGCTCCGGTAAGTTTCCAGCTAGCATTTTTGTCCAAGACAATTTCTTTAGTCCGTGGAGTTCGACTACTGGAATGGTTGCGACGAATAAAATCCATTACAATTTCAACGGCAGAACGATCCTCGTGGCCGGGTACTTTAAGCAGATCTGGATCCAGTTTAGTACAAAGATCGAAGACACGCTTCCAAGCTTCTGCCTGAGAAATAGCAGGGTTAACTGCAGTCATTTAGTAAACCTTTCAGGTACTTCAATGTTATGGAGCTCAAGAAGACGGGCTATTTTACTTGGTAGGGTAAACGCGCTGTCAGTAGCAACTAGAGTTAGTCGCTTCGCATCGTTAGGATCTTTTTGTTCGAACCAAAGACCGCCTTCGCGGTATTCGCAGTGATCGTCAGTAACTTCTACGAACCAGCCGTAGAATTGATTTGTTGCGTAGAGATACTGACCCCATTCAATTGTTACGGTATCTCGACCGTTGTTTTCCGAGATATAAATTTTATGGGGATACTTGTTTTTCATTTCAAGATCTTTAATTCGACTCGTCATTGTGCTTCCGCAGGGTAGTACCAAGACAATGTTCCAGCATTGATAGAGACAAATGCGCCATGCTTATCACGGACTTGGTAGATCGCGCTCGGGCTGAGTCCGCGCACGTAGAACGGTTTCGAGTTGGTAAACTTCGGTTTACCTTTGTTGGTCTCAAAAACTTTTTGGAGCTTAAGGCGAGTT